AGCGACATTTATCCCCCCGAGCTTCGTGCTCCACGCTTAGGAGGCCGTTTTGGACGTTCCTGCTGGTCTTGGTGTGCGTGGTTTGGCGTTGTGGGAGGCGTTGTCTGGTGATGATGTGGCGCGGAATGGGTTGGTGTTGGAGGCTGCTCGTTTGGCTGATCGTTTGGATGATCTTGATTCGGTTATCCAGGGTAAGGGTGTCCTGAATCTGATGCAGTTCCGGGTAATTGATCGGGAAGTCACTGATGACTCACTGAACATCAATGTCGAGGTTAAGTTTCAGAACGTTTTGTCTGAGGCTAGGCAGCAAGCCACTGCTTTCGCAGGGATACTGCGGGCCCTTGGACCTGTAGAGGCTGGCGCTGCTGCTGGATCCGGCGATGGGACTGTTGCAACTCCGCTGGATGGGTTGATGAAGAAGATTGCCGAGAGGCGAGCGAAGACTAGCTAGAGGTTGGTGGGATCGTGGCGTTACGCGGTTCCCAACTTCCGAGGTTTGACACGGCGCCGGCACCTAAGGGCTTCGCGGTTGAAGATGCCGAGCTTGCGATTGCTTTCGCTGCCGCCTATGGGCTGACAGCAGACCCTTGGCAGGAAACGGTTTGTAAGTCCTGGTTCAGGCGGACGAAAAAGGGCTCTTGGTGTTCGTCTACGTGGGGCGTGACTGTTCCCCGTCAGAACGGCAAGAATGGTTCCCTTGAAATCATTGAGCTGTACGGGACTATCGCTCTCGGGTTGAAGTTCCTGCACACTGCGCACGAAATTAAGACGGCACGTAAGGCGTTCAAGCGGATCAAGTTCTTCTTCGGTGAGAGGGCGAACGATCCGACTGCTAAATTCCCTGAGCTGAACGCCTTGGTGAAGGAAGTTCGTAACACGAACGGCCAAGAAGCGGTTGAGCTTCATAACGGCGGCGTGATTGAGGTTGTGGCCCGCTCTAAGGGTTCCGGTCGCGGATTCACGGTTGATGTTCTGGTGCTCGATGAGGCGCAGGAGCTACAGGAGCATGAGCTTGAGGCTCTGTTGCCTACTATCTCTGCCGCGCCGTCTGGTGACCCTGTAACGATTTATATGGGCACTCCCCCGAAGGATATGGGGGAGCTTGGTGAGCCGTTTGTTCGTGTGCGTAATGGCGCGGTTGATGGTTCGGATAAGCGTGCTGCTTGGGTTGAGTTTTCTGCTGTTGGTGACGTTGATGAGATGACTCCTGACGAGTTGGTGAAGTTCGTTGCGGATAAGCGGAACTGGGAAGACGCTAACCCTGCGCTTGGTTACCGAATCAATCAGACAACGGTTGAGTCTGAGTTGAAGCAGTTTTCGGCCCGGTCTTTCGCTCGTGAGCGCCTGAATATGTGGCCTGTTGCTGGTAAGACGGCTTCGCCTATCCCCGCGGCTGCTTGGGCTGACCGTTTGCTTGAGGTTGTGCCGGAGGATTGGCCGTTGGCTGCTCTGGGGTTGGATATGAACCCTGAGCGGACGAAGGTGACGATTGGTGTTGCTGCTCATTCGCCTGGGGGTGTGCATGTTGAGGTGGCTGAGGATGCCCCTTTTTCGGATGACGGTTCTACGGCGCTCGTGAACTGGGTGTTTGCTCGGGCTGGCCGGCGCATACCGGTTGTGATAGATGCTTACTCCCCGATCCGGTCTATTGAGGCTGCGTTGAAGAAGAAGGGCTGCAAGGTGTTCATCCTTGGACCCAACGAGCTGTCTCAGGCTTGCGGCGGGCTCTATGACGCTGTGATGAAAGACAAAACGGTGACCCATTTCGGACAGGAATCGCTTGATGCCTCATTGGCTGGTGCTGTGAAGCAAAAGTTTGGTGAGGGCGGCGCTTGGAAGTGGAACCGCAAGACATTCGAGGTTGACCTGACTCAGATCATGGCTGTTACGGCGGCGTGGTTTGGTGCGGTGAAGTTCGCTAAGAAGCCCCGCGCTGAGGGCGCCGCTAAAAGGAAGGTGGTGATCCTGTGATTGGTTCTGGTGCAGAGCTGGTTCTTGATCATTCGGATGCTGCCCTTCTGGGTGAGTTGGTTCGGACGTTTGAGGCTAAGCGTCCGAGGAATCTCATTCGGTCTATCTATTACGATGGTGCGGCCCCGTTGAAGGACTTTGGGATCAGCCTGCCGCCGAAGATGCGGAACATTGAGGCTGCGCTTGGTTGGGTTGCTAAGGGTGTTCATGCGGTCACGGATCGTTCGAAGTTTGAGGGTTTTGTTTCTACGGATGGTTCGGATGACCCGTTTGGGTTATCTGAAGTTCTTTGGGATAACCGGTTCATGGTGGAGTTCCCTGCTGCCGCGGTTTCGTCTGCGGTTCATGGTTGCTCGTTCTTGACGGTTTCTCAGGGTGATACTGCCGCGGGCGAGCCTGAGGTGCTGGTTCTGCCTCGTGCTGCTGATGCTTCGGCTGCTATCTGGGATCGCCGGAAACGGGCTCTCAAGGGCTTTCTGTCTGTGGTTGATACGGATGAGACGCATCAGATTTCGCAGATGATCATGCACACGCCTGAAAAGGTTGTGACACTAACTCGTGGGGCCAAGTCTTGGCGTGCTGATGTGCGGCGGAACCCTTTGGGTGTTGTGAGCGTGTCGCCGCTGGTTCATAAGTACGAGCTTGGGCGCCCGTTGGGGCATTCCAGGATCACTCGTGCTGCTATGGGCTATTCTGATTCGGCGTTGCGGACGATTGTTCGTGCTGAGGTTTCGTCTGAGTTCTATTCGGCCCCTGAGTATTACTTGTTCGGCGCTGATGTTTCCGCTTTTGTCGGTGATGACAAGTGGACGGCGCTGATGGGCCGTATCAAGGCGATGGACGTTGAGGACGGCGAGGAAAAGCCGGATCTGCACCGGTTTACTGGCGCGTCGCCGCAGCCGCACACGGACCAGCTTCGCATGTGGGCTAATTTGTTTGCTGATGATCAGGATCTTGAGGTTAAGTTCGCTGATTCGTCTAACCCTTCTTCGGCTGACGCTATTTTCGCGGCTAAGGAAACACTGATAACGACGACTCGTGACGCTAATGCGATGTGGGGTTTTGGTGCTGCTCAGGCAGCGCACCTTGCTATTCGTTTGCGTGATGGGTTGGATGCTGTGCCGGCTGAGTTGCGTTCGTTGTCTGCTCAGTTCACTGATCCTGCGATTGTTTCGCCGTCTGCTCGTGCTGATGCGTTCTCTAAGTTGGCGTCTTCGATTGAGGGCTTCGGCGGTTCTGAGGTTGGCATGGAGTACGCGGGGTTGACTCGTGAGCAGATTGTCAGGTTCCAGGCTGATAAGCGTCGTTTGCTGGCTGGTTCTCGGATGGATGCGTTGGTTGCTGCCGCGCAGGCGCCAACGCAGGAGGTTGTTGATGTCGCTGCAACTGCTGAGGACGTTCGAGCGGGCGAATGATGGTATCGCGGCTTTGGTTGATCGGGATTTAGCGGCGTTTATAGCGTCACTGAATTTTGAGAGGCCTGAGGCTGTTCAGCGTGCCGTGTTTGAGTTCATCCCGGTGCTTGTTTCTCAGTATGGGGATGTTGCTGCGACTGTGGCTGCCGACTGGTATGACGAGTTGCGTGCTGCTGAGGGTGTTGCTGGAAGGTTCAGGGCCCCTTTGGCTCCGCTGATACCGGATGAGGTTGTCACGGATCGTCTTGGTTACGCGACGAGGGCTAGTGGGCCTCTGTGGCTTGGTGAGGTTGAGGCGTTCACGAGTTTCGTGGCGCTTATGACCAACGAGTATGCGTTGCAACCGGGCCGGGACACCGTTATGGGTGCGGCGCATGATGACAAAGCGGCTTACGCTCGGATCCCTGAGCCTGGAGCCTGTAAATTCTGTCTCAAGTTGGCTTCGCGAGGGTTTGTTTATTCGAAGTCATCAGCTGGGCAGTCCAAGAAGTTTCATGGGAAGTGCCGTTGCAATGCAATACCGGTGTGGGATGAAACCCGCGCCCGCGTTGAGTATGGGTATGACCCTGATGCGCTCTACGACCTTTATAGGCAAGACGTAGACGCCAAATAGACCAACCACCTTCGGGTGGTTTTTTCATGCCCGCACGGGCGAACAAAGCATAAACAATCCATTCCCCATTTTGGCCTGCACAGGTTCTTGGGGCGTTCCCGCATGGGAGAGGAAACAGTAATGAGTGAGTCCACCGCGGCTGAGCCCGCAGTATCTACCGAGCCGGCAGTTCAGGTCCCTGCACAGGAGATTGACTGGAAAGCTGAGGCCCGCAAGTGGGAGTCCCGCGCTAAGGAAAATAGTGGGGCAGCTTCGAAGCTTGCGGAGATCGAGGAAGCTAACAAGACGGAGGCGCAGAAGTTGCAGGAGCAGCTTGCGTCTCTCCAGGAGCGCGCTGCTACGGCAGAACGTGCCCGTGAACGTCTTGCAGTGATCGCGAAGCACGGCATCCCGGCTGATTACCACGATCTCATCCATGGTTCTGACGCTGATGCGTTGGAAGCTTCCGCGGCGAAGGTCAAAGCACTCATTACGACAAGCGCGCAGCCGCAGCAGACGGCCACGTTTGTCATCCCAGACGAAGGCGGCAGCCCAAGTCTTGCACTCAATGGTGACGGTATCGAAGCCGCACTTAAGAACGCTCTCGGCATCGCCTAAGGCGAGCTGACTACTTTAGGAGAAACCTGTGGCTATTACCGCCGCTACTAAGACCAGTGATTTTGCTGGTTTCCTCAAGCCTGAGATGGCTGAGGACTACTTCAAGCAGGCCGCTCGTCAGTCTGTAGTTCAGTCCCTTGGCCGTAAGATCCCACTGGGCATCAACGGCCAGGAAATCCCGTATGTAACCTCGAAGCCGACTGCTGGCTGGGTTGCTGAGGGCGGGCAGAAGCCTGCCACCAAGGGTTCTCTCGGGCTTAAGACCATCACGCCGAAGAAGCTTGCTGCCATCGCAGTCGTTTCGGCTGAGGTTGTTCGAGCCAACCCCGGCAACTACGTGAACCTTTTCCGTGACGAAATCGCCGAAGCGTTTGCTATCGCGTTCGATGCTGCGGCCCTGCATGGAACGTCCACTCCCTTCGGCGCCGGCAACTTCATTGACGCATCTACGAAGGCTGTGGAAATTGGTACGACCACACAGGCGAACGGTGGCGTGTACGGCGATCTGAACGCCGGCTTGAAGCTTCTTGTTGATGACAAGAAGAAGCTGAACGGCTTCGCTTTCGATGACATCGCTGAGCCCCTCCTGAACGGCGCTGTTGACCTGAACGGGCGCCCCTTGTTCGTAGAGTCCCCTTACGAGGGTTCAGCGTTGCAGTCCGGTCGTCTTCTGCGTCGCACGGCCTTGTACGCCCCGGAGATTGGCACTGCCGTTGTTGCGGGCACGCCGAACACGGGCGGCATTATTGGCTACGGCGGTGACTGGTCTCAGGTTGCTTGGGGCACTGTCGGCGGCATCAGCTACGACGTTTCCACGCAGGCCACGGTCACCATCAACGGCGTCCTGACTTCCCTGTGGGAGAACAACCTTGTCGCGATCCGCGCCGAGGCTGAGTACGGCCTGCTGGTCAACGACCCCCAGGCGTTCGTCAAGTACACCAACCACGATTAATCCTTGGCTCGCCTGAGGAATCCGGCGACTGGGACGGTAGTGCACTGCGAGGGTGACCTTTCGGTGCACTACCGGACTGTGGGCTGGGTCGACGCTGATGCGCCAGCCCAGAAGGTTGAGGCGCCTTCGGAGAAGCCTGCACCGCGGCGTCGTGGACGCCCGCCTAAGACTGACTAGGAGTTCTCATGGCTTGGACTACCGCCGCTGAGGTGCTGGACGCCTGGATTGGTGATGACGCGCCGGATGATTCCACGAAAGTTGATACTTGGATCGGCAAAGCTGAGAGGCTTCTGCGTTCCAAGGTCCCGACTTTGCAAGCGCGCCTTGCAGCGGATCCGGTGGTTGAGCCTGACTTGCTAGGGAACGTCAAGGACGTTGTTACGGGCATGGTTCATCGGGTTTTCCGCAACCCTGAGGGTGTTCGTCAGCGCCAGGAGGGTACGGGCCCGTTTACCGGGTCTGTTACTTATGGCGGTGATCAGCCTGGGGCTTTGTGGGTTACTGAGCATGAGTTGGCGTTGCTGGTTCCTGCCGGCGATAGCACTGGTGCGTTCACGATTGACATGATTCCCTCAACCTCGCCGTTTTCTGACGCTTATGTGTCTCCGCTGAATGCTTGGGAACTCAATGAGTGAGGTTGTTCAGCGGGTCCCTTATGAGGGTTCTGGTGAGGATGCTCATGGGAATGAGGTTGAGTCTTGGGGTGATCCTGTGACGCTTGTTGGAGTGTATGGGTTTGATCCTGGGTCTTCTTCTGAGCCTCGGATTCCTGGTCAGGATCGTGTGATTGTTGAGCCGACGTTGTATGGGCCTTATGACATGCCGGTTGAGTCCGATGATCGGGTTGTTGTGCGTGGTGACATGTATGAGGTTGAGGGGTTTGTGCGGCGTTGGCGGCATATGCGGTCTGGTCATAGGGCCGGGGCTGTTGCGACTTTACGGAGGGTCAGTGGCTAGCCCTAAGTTCAAGTGGAATCCTGCCGGGTTTGAGGCTATTCGTCGTTCTCCTGAGGCTGTCCGTTTGTTGGAGTCTAAGGTTGATGGTGCGGCGTCTGTTGCTGGTCCTGGTTATGCCGGGTCGGTTGTGCAGGGTGTTGGTCGCGGGACTTTGGGTCGCGCGATTGGGACTGTGTTCACGGATGATTTTAAGGCGATCCGGGATAACGCTAAGAACCAGACTCTTCTCCGCGTTTTTGACAGGCTGGGGGATTGATGGGCGAGTTGCTTGTTACCCCTGATGTGGAGGCTGCTGTCGTCACGTGGCTTAGGAATGGGTTGGGTGCCTCGGTGGACAAGGTTGCGACTAAGGTTCCTTCGACTATGCCGGCGCGTATGGTGCGGGTGTCGTTGACTGGTGGTTCTCGTCGTGATGTGGCTACTGATGTTGCGCAGGTAACTGTGGAGTGTTGGTTGCCTGATGAATTGTCGGCGTCCACTGTGGCGCGTAAAGCGCAGGGGCTCATGTTCTCCGCTGCGGGGATGACCGCGGGGACAGTGTTTGTCCGCAAGGTTGAAACTGTTGGCGGGGTTCAGAACTTCCCTGACCCGGATACGAACAAGCCCCGGTATCAGTTCACGGTTCGCTGGCACGTAAGACCGGCAACTATCTAATTCTTTCAGGCCCTCCACTTGGGGGGCTTTTTTCATGCCCTTCTTGGAGGAAGACATGGCGAATACCGCCGCTAACGTTGTCGCGGGCACACCGCTGGCGACTGGTGGGATCCTGATTGGCGATCTCACTGCTACTGCACCTACTACTGCACTGTCTGTGCTTACCGGGTTCGCTGCTGCGGGCTATATCGGTGAGGATGGCGTCACTGAGGCGAACGAGCGGTCTACGGACCGTATCCGTGCGTGGGGCGGTGACACGGTGAAGGTTGTTCAGACTGAGCATAACGTCACTTACCAGTTCACGTTCTTGGAGACGTTGAACGCGGATGTTCTCAAGGCTGTTTATGGCGAGGACAACGTTACGACCACTGCGGCTACCGCTTCGACTGGCACGCTGCATGAGGTGGCGGTGAACGCTTCGGCGCTTCCCCACCAGTCTTACGTGTTCGAGGTCAAGGACGGCAACGCGAAGATCCGTATCTACGTCCCTGATGGTCAGATCACTGAGGTTGGCGAGATCACTTACAGCGACTCCGAGGTCATTGGCTACCAGGTCACTGTTGAGGCTTTTGCTGACGAGTTGGGGAACAAGGCTTACAAGTTCCTTGATGACGGCATTTTTGCGCCGTAACTAATGCTCCGTGGGGCGGGTTGGTGGTGACTCCCCGCCCCACGGCTCCACTTGATAGTCACCCGCCGAATTAGTCGCCCTACATTTTTGGAGTCACCAATGTTTGAAGTACCTGCTGCTAAGCGTACGTTGAAGCAGAACGTGTTTGAGTTCAAGATCGGGACGAAGGCTTACACGGTCCCGAAGTTCGAGTATTTGCCGGTTGGGGTGTTGGAAACCATTGAGGCGACCGCGGCTGATGCTGTCGGCCCGTTCCTTGACGTGTTCGGCGCTAAGGACAGTGCTGTGGGTAAGGCTGTGCGGACGTTGGACAAGGACCAGCTCATCGCACTGATCAAGGCTTGGCAGGTTGACAGTGACGTGACCGTGGGGGAATCCAAGGGCTCCTAACACTCCTTCGGGAGTTCCGGGGGGCCCTGAATTACGACCTTCTGCGTATTGGTTACCGGGTTTCTGATGTGCCGGCTGTTTTGACTTGGGCGGATTTGCGGGATGTGGTCACGCATCAGTCCCCTGATTCGGCGTTGTACAGGGTGATGCATCCGGATGCTGCGCCGTGGGGTTTGTCTGAGCATTTGTTGGCTGTGATTGCTGATGCGGTGATCGCCGGGAATTGGATGCAGTCCAAGGATGGGCAGAAGAACCGGAACCGGCCAAAGCCTATTCCGCGTCCTGGTGTGCAGCCGGATAGTAAGAAGTTCGGTGGGCAGGCCGAGAGTGTGGAGACGATCCGGGCGTGGCTCGGTTGGTAACTAAATAAGAGAGTTGGTGCCTGTTGGCTACGGAACTTGGGTCTGCTTTTATCTCCGTTGGCTTGGGCACCAACACTCTTGCTGGTGATATTAAGAAGGCTTTCGGGTCTGCTGAGTCTTCTGGTGCGAGTGCTGGTAAGTCTGCTGGCCGGGGTTTTGGTGCGGCGTTTGGTGTTGCTGCTGCCGCGCTTGGCGCGTTGGGTATTGGTTCGTTTTTCAAGTCTGCGGTTTCTGGTGCTGCTGATCTTGAGCAGTCTGTTGGTGCTATTGATTCGGTGTTCAAGGGTTCTGCCGGTCAGATGCATGACTGGGCGAAGTCGGCGGCTACTGATGTTGGGTTGACGCAGAACGAGTTTAATCAGCTTGGTACGTTGATCGGTTCGCAGTTGAAAAACGGCGGCACGGCGATGGATGAGCTTGGCCCTAAGACGAAGAATCTGATTGGGACTGGCGCGGATCTTGCGTCGATGTTTGGTGGTACGACACAGGAAGCTGTTGAGGCACTGTCTTCGGCGCTTAAGGGTGAACGTGACCCAATTGAGCGTTATGGTGTGTCGCTGAATCAGGCGAAGATTGATGCTGAGGCTGCGGCGCTTGGGTTCGCGAAGGTGAATGGTTCGTTTGAGCAGTCAGCTCAGCAGGCCGCTACCTTGTCTTTGATCACAAAACAGACCGCTGACGCTACGGGCAACTTCGGTCGCGAGACTGACACGTTGGCGCATAAGCAGCAGGTCCTTAGCGCTCAGTGGCAGGACGGTAAGGCTGCCATCGGTACGGCCTTACTGCCGGCTGTGACCGCTTTGACTGGGGCCCTGGGTAGTGCGTTGGCGCCGGCAATGGCTGGGGCTGTGTCTGGTATCCAGACTGTTGTTACTGGCGTGTCAGCGATGGGGAACGCGTTCAAGGGCGAGGGTGTTACGTCGAGCGGCTTCGTTGGTTTTATGGAGCAGATCGGCGTTGTCGCTTCTCAGGTTTTTTCGGCTCTTGGGCCGTTGTTCCAAACTGTTGGTGCGGCTTTCGCGCCGTTGATCCCTCAGGTTCTACAGCTTGTGTCAGCTTTCTCGCCGCTTGGGATCATCTTTCAGGCCATCCAGCCGATCCTGCCGCAGCTCGCGGCGATGTTCGCTAGTCTGGCTGCGCAGCTTGGACCTGTCTTGGGTCAGGTGTTGGCTCAGGTCACTCCGATGATCCAGATGCTTGTGACGACCCTGTCGGGGACGTTGGTTCAGATCATGCCGACCATCGTTAGTTTGGTTGCGATGCTTGGCGATGGGCTGTCGCTGATCATCCCGGTTATTGCTGGGGTTCTTGGTGCGGTACTGCCTTTGATTGCGACTCTGATTAGTCAGCTTGCCCCGATCATAACGAATCTGGTCACGACTATCCTTCCGCCGATCGTTTCAATCTTCGGGAACATAATCACAGCTATCGCGCCGCTGATAACGATGATCGCTGGGTTGTTGATCCCGATCATTCAGGCGTTGATGCCGATTGTTGTGACGGTCTTTGGGGTTATCGCGAGCGTCATCACAAGTGTTATGCAGATCGTGCAGGGCATCATCCAGGTTGTTACTGGGATCATCTCGGGGAACTGGTCGCAGGTTTGGACTGGTATTCAGAACATCTTTGGCGGCATCTGGAACACGATTGTTGCGCTGGTGTCTGGTGCGATTCAGGTCGTGGGGTCTGTGATCACTAGCGGCCTCGGGCTGGTTTTTGGCGCTGTTGGTTCGGTGCTTGGCAGCATTGGGCAGTTCTTCGCTGACACGTGGAACAACGTCACTAACGGCGTAACAGGATTCATTGGAGGGTTCGTTGACCTGTTCATGGGCATCCAGGGAAGAATCATGGATGCGCTTGGGAATATCGGCGGCTGGCTTGTGGATTCCGGTAAGGCCCTGATCCAGGGATTCATTGATGGCATCTCCGGGATGGTTGGTGCGATTGGTGACGCTGTGGGGAATGTGCTTGGCGGTGTGGCTGATTTCTTCCCTCACTCGCCGGCGAAGAAGGGCCCGTTTAGTGGTCGCGGGTATACGTCGTTCTCGGGCGCTGCTCTTGCGGGTGATTTCGCTGCTGGTATTGAGGGGCAGCGGGCGACGGTTGAGGCTGCGGCTGCTTCTGTGAATGGTGCTGCTGTCCTGTCTGGGGCGATGATCCCTGCTGGAGCCACTGTTGGCGGGCCTGCGACTGGCGCTTCTACTGGCGCTGGGGTTGCCGTGAACATTCATCCGGCGCCTGGGATGTCCGAGGAAACCATTGGCCGTGTCGCGGCTGACTCACTTAACCATGAACTTCGGAGGCTTTCGTGAGTGGTGCTTTGCGGATCCGCATTGCGGACGTTGATTTCTTTGGGCAGGGGCTTCATGACTTCGTGATAGGCCCGGATGGGTTCACTGGATGGGATGACGGCGTTGATATGCGCCTGAATGATGCCGCACGCCCTCAAGCGCACGGCTCCTACGATGGCCCCGGTTACCTTTCTGCCCGCGTCATTTCCATATCAGGCCATGCGTTCGCGGAAGACAACGCCCGCTTGCGGTGGCTGCGAAACAAGCTGACCGGGCTTCTTGCTGGTGGAGGGTCGGTAAGGATCCAAGTTGATCGTGATGGGGAAATGACTTGGGCTTATTGCCGACTCGCTTCTAAAACAAAGTTCGACGAGGTTGGCGGTACGAACACTGCTGACTTTCAAATCCAGCTGTGGTGCGCGGATCCTCGAAAGTTTGGGGAAACGCGCACGTACACCGCGTCCGTAGGGGTAAACGCTAACGGCGTCCGCCATTACGGGAACTTTGAAGCGACTCCGAGGTTCACGGTTGCCGGCTCGATGCCTGGTGGTTATGTGTTGACCGTCATGGGGCAGAACTTTTACGTCACATGGCCTTTGGTTTCCGGTCAGCCTCACAGCATCGATTACGCCGACGGGCAGTTATGGGTTTCGGGTGTGCAGGTACATGGTGGGTTAGGCATTACAAATACTCCGACTGTTCCGGGCGGCTTCGCTACAGCGCTGGGAATTCTGCCGCTCACGACCGGAACTGCTACGGCAACAATGACGCTCGTTGACACGTTTATCTAAGGGGTCCTATGTGGAGCGTTTATACGGTCAGTAGTGACTCGTGGGGCGACAGGGTTAAGTTGCCCGCTGATGGGTTGAGCGGTGGCCGCGCTTTGAATAAGGGGGCGGACGGGTCAACAAATTTCCGTGTATCCGATCCGGGGGTGCGGCGGCTAGTAACATCCGGTGTTGTTGAACCTCTTGAGCGTTCCCTTGTGATTGATTGGGATGGGACGCCGGTCTATGCGGGTTTGATTCTTGATTCCGAGCATGATGTTGATGCTGGTTCGTTGAACATTTCCAGTGTCGATATTTGGTGGATCTTCCAGTACAGGCACGTGCTGGGGATGCACGGTGCTGGGGCTGAGAAGTTGACGCTGACATACTCGGGTCTGAGTTTGCCGACTATTGCTAAGAAAGTCATCCAAGAAGGTTCTGACGCCGCGCCGCTGGCCCGGTATGCTCTTCCGATTGTTTGGGAAGCAGACCTCGCCGGTTCCGCGGGGCGGCAGTATTTCGGTTACAAGATGCCTTCTGTTGCTGATGCGCTGGATGAGCTGATGAAGACTGACGGCGGGCCAGACATTGATTTCGTTCCACGTTGGAACTCGGCTCGTGAGCTTGAGTTGGTCATGCGTTCAGGTGACTTGTCGCAGGGGATGGTGGAGTGGGACACCACAGTTTCCAAGTCAGATGTTATTGGGCTAAAGGTCAAGAAGAGCGGCGCGAAGGTGACTAACAAGGTCATCGGCACAGGTGAGGGTTCTGGCGAGGACATCTTAGTGAAAGCGGAAGAGTCTTTCGCTGGCGCCAATTACCCGGCCCTGGAAAGAGTGTCTTCCTACCAGGGGATCAGCGACGTGAATCAGTTGTCTGCTCGCGCTAGGGCTGATCTTGCTACGTCAAATGAGCCTACTCGGCAGCTTAGTTTCAAGATACCTACTGATGGTTCGGTGAAGATCACGGACCTGACGTTGGGCGGGAATGTCCGCATCAAAACAAGGGATGTGTGGCATATGCCTGATGGTTGGTCTAACTGGCGGCTTATCTCGTACACGTTTGACCGCGAGTACATCACTCCGCAGTTTCAGCCGGTAGGGGGTTAGCCATGGGGCAGATTGATGATGTGAACGGCAACGCTTTACCGGACATTCTTCGTCGTTTGCGGGCTCTTGAGTTTGCGTCGAATCAGAACAACATGGCTGTTGGTCGTGGTGGGATCCGTGTTCATGGTGGCGGCGGGATCACGATTGAGAACGGCGGGCTCGTTGTAAGCGGGTCAGCTACGATCTCGGGGGTGTTGGAAGCTACTGGCACGATCAATATGACAGGTACGTTCACCGCATCAGGTGATGTGAACCTGAATGGCCCGACCGATGTTGCTGGTGACTTCACTGTCACCGGCCCGACCAGTCTCAACGGTGTTACGACTATTGCTGGTAACACTAACGTCACCGGAGATTTTACGGTGACTGGCCCGACCGATCTAAATGGCATCACCACTATCGCGGGTAACACCACGGTGACTGGTGATTTCAACGTGAACGGCCCGATGAAGACCACGGGCACGCTATCAGTTGAGGGTGTCACTACTCTCAAGAATGATCTGAAAGTCACTACCGGCAAGGTTGTTGCGGGTGGTGTGACCATTGATCCTAGCTACTTCGACGGCAGCCTGCGGTTCTCAAATGGCACATACCTAGCCGCCACAGTCAACGGCGCGCAGCTCGTAAAGGGTAGTGGCGCAATTACGGTTGGCAACGGGCAGGCTGACATCGGGGTGGGAAGCAACAACATCATCCTCAGCACGTCCGGAACCTTCTTCAACGGCTTGCCGACAACCGCTAACCCCGCGAACCTTTACATCAGCGAAAGCGGCAGGATCTATAAGTCCACCGCTTAGGCGCACACGGTGGTTGTGGCTGCCTCGCCTAGCTTAGCTAGTGATTCCCCGCCAGTCTGGCGGAGGTCCTCAGTGGTGAATCCTGCCGCGTAGTGTTCGCAGATTTCCCGACCGAGGGATGCCATGGAGGATTCTTTGGCGTTTTCGTAGCCCTTAACCGAGTGGGCTACGGCGGTGAACTTGGTTACGGCGGCGGCGTTGAATTTGACGGTTGACATGTCCATCGGTTCGCCGGCTTTGTTCACCCATATCGGGGTAGGGGCGATGCTCGGTGCGGCGCTGGGCGTTTGTTCTGCCGCGGCACATCCAACGAGCGCGAGCACTGCTACGAGTGCGAGTCCCCCAATTTTCCTCATGGGTTGATCTTACTGGACAGCCTCACAGATTAACAGACTTTGGAGTGCCCGTGGATCCACAGGATTTTCAGCTTATGCATGACTCGATTGTTTCGGAGTTCCGGCAGGCGTTGGCTGATTGTCAGTTGGCGTTGGCTACGGCGAACGCTCAAAACAAAGTCAAGGACCGGATCATAGCCGAGCTAACCGATGCGATGGACGAGGCGACTAAGCCCACCGAATAGCTCCACTCCCCCAACTTCATAACTTCCTGAGCGCCCCTAACCGGGCGCTCTTTCCATGCCCCAGGAGGCGACATGCCAAACGTTACCGGCAACTTGACCGATGTCGGGGGTGGTCACCTCGTCGGGAAGTACCCCGAAATTCATTTCACCCTGAACGCCCCTAACACTAAGGGCGGGGTTGTGCTGCCGACCCAGCCACTCACCGTTCAGCCCGCATCTGATGGCTCGTTTACAGCTCCGTTGCAGTCAACAACGGACATGGCCGACGAGGCGTACTACACAGTCTCGATCCAGTGGTTGGACTCTGCGGGCAACTACGTCAAGGCCGACTTCCCCGACTGGGCGTTGCAGGTTCCCACGGTTGGGGGCGTTTTCGCTGACATGTTCGGGAAGCCGCCAAAGAACGCGCGCATCGTGTACGTGTCCTTGACCCCTCCCAGCAACCCGAACCGCTACAACCTGTGGCTCAAAGATGACCCAACCGATCCGGCTAACCCGCTTAATACCGGGAACCTTTACGAATGGAGGAACGCCTAATGGCTTTCCAGTGGGTCTATATCGCCAACTTGCGCGGACCGCAAGGTATCCAAGGGCCAGCCGGGGAAGCATGGGTTCGCGCCGCACTCCCCAACGCGACGAATCTTGATACTTGGGACACTTCCGGCATCAGCCCTATTGTGGGGTTCACGGCGGCCAATTCGATGACACCAACGAAGCCGCCCGTTTTGGCTACCGGCAACTATGGCCACGCCAAAACCGGCGCGAACAACGCTATTCAGGAATGGGATACCACCGCGACGCCCATTCAGTCGTGGAAGCGAGTGAAGAACGGTGGGGTTTGGGGCCACTTCCGGCGTACTGATGCGCCGGAGCCGTTGAGTCTCATGCACCTGTCGCGTTCAGCCGGCACCACATATTTCGAGAATGCCACCGCGGGGCATGTGCGGTTCCCGTTCCGGGTGGGCACAACGCTTGAGTCGGTTGTGGTGAACATCGAGAACAAGGACGACCGGACCAACACCGCTTACACCGGCGCCGTGACCATCACCAGTGTTTGGTTTGGTGCGGCGGAAATCGTCAATGGTGAGTTGACGGGCAAGTACTCGGGAACCCCGACGCAGGTCCTCACGTCGTTCGCGCTGCCGACAGACGGCACCAAGTACACCTCCATTGAGATCCCTCGGACAGTGTTCAAGTTCGACCCTCATGTGTCCTACCTGGTCAGCTTCGGTTTCACTACGGACGGGGCGAACTACCATCGAAGCATCGGCGGGTGCTGGCGTGGAGCCTTCTCAACGGAGGCGGGCAGCACGAACCCATCTACTTTGCAGCAGGGGAAGTTCGCGCCGTTCACCACATGGTTCAACGTCCGCGCCAAGGCGCCCCGCTTCGCCATGCTGGGCGACTCCCACACCACAGCAAACAACGCACTGTTCCCTGTCTACCAGTCCCCCATCAACCTCTACGCCCTGGCTAACGGCGGCGTCCCCGTGAACATCGGGCACGGCGGCAGCCAGCTCACCGACTGGCGCAGCGTCAACCAGTACAAGTACCAGAAGTACCAGGTCACCTTGGCGCCGGAGGATTCCATCCGGGCTCTCGCGCAAACCGCCGTAAGGGTCGATGGTCTGATCATTCAGGGAAGCCAGAACGACCTGTACAACGCCGGCGTAACACTGGCCACCCTGCGAGACAACTTGATCGTCACAGCCAACGCGTGCAGGACGGTGTTCGGCCCGAATATCTGGGCCGCGACAATGATGCCCCGCAACGGTTCAAATCAGACGCCTGCGCAGGACGCGGTTCGGATCCAGTACAACGACTGGCTCCGGACCCTGCCAGCGCAGATCGTTGGCGTAGTTGATTTCGCGGCAGCAATCGCGGACCCGGCCAATCCGTCCGCGATTGACTCGCGGTACGTGGACCCGGTGGACCTCACTCACCTCACCACGGCGGGGTGCTGGCGTCTGGCGCAAACTATCCCGTCTGGCTTCGGGCGAAACGTCACGTACTAGAGCGTGTGGCCCCTGCTTCTACTCAGGGGCCACACTTCCCACCAAACACAAGCCTGTTAAGGAGGCTCGCCCGGATGGGTGACACAAACACTACGCCCATTGGGGGGCCACCATGCGCAAAACAC